CGCACCAGGGCATCGCATGAACCGCCGACGCTGTGCTTCAGATCGCAGAGCCGGTGTTCGACGGCAACTGGTTCGACACGCTTCCAGATCGAGTGATCGAGGAGGGGGCCAACCCAGTCGTCGTAATCACCGGGGTCCAGCAGAGCTTCGCCCAGCAGGTAAGCCTCGAGGCAGGAGTGAACGTGTTTGCCGCGTGGCTCCCAGATGTGTTTTGTGCGATCGAGGGCAGCCCGCTGCTTGGCGGACATGTCGATGGCCTTCACGCGGGTGACTGAATAGGCCAGCCACTCACCCGTGGGAATCCACTGGTAGCGGTGGGCGTCGTCGTCGAAGTGGAGAGGGAGAGGATCGAGGTGCATGAGGTGCCGGCCTCAGTAACAAGCCGAGGGCTTGTAGAGAGCGAGCATGTCTGCGCTGTCGGCCTCGCGCTCCATCTTCGCGATCTGAGATTCGCCGATTGCCTCAGCGAGAGCCTTGTCGTACTGGCCTTGCTTGAAACCTTTTCCGTAGCCGGCGTCAATGCCGATCTGGAGCAGCTTGGATGACAGCTCGTTGCGGGCGCGAAGAATCGCGTTCCTGCGCTCCATGCGAGCGGTTGCGGCCTGGAGGTTTTCGCGCTGGATGCACTGAGACATGGATTCAGCTTGTGCCGGTGCTGCGGTGAGGAGGAGGGCCGCGATTGCGGCCGCCTTGAGAGAAGGGTTCACGGTGCGGAGGGGTAGGGAGGGAGGGCTGCCGGAGCGGCCCTGGTGACTCAGGCGAGGGCGCGGTTATCGAGCAGGGTCTGGAAGGTGGCGGCCCGCTGGAGCAGGGCGGGAAGCAGCTGCCAGTGGCCTTGACGCTTGGCGGCGTGGATCATGTCTTTCGTTTCGGCCAGCAGCTCGGCGAACTCCTGGCGCTGCGACTTGCGGGCGGGCTCAGGCTCAGAAGAGAGGAAGACGACAGTGGGGCGCTCCGCGAGGTTCCGAGCCTTGAAAGCGGCGAGTTCGGCGGGGGTGCGGGTGGGGTTGAAGCGGGCCATAGGGGGTGCTGATCTGAAAGGAGTATACCCCTCAGTGGGCGTATGAGTGCAGGTCAGTGCAGTTGGCCATGGTTCCCTCGGGGCTTGCGTTCCCTTGTCTCGAAGAACCCGCTCAGGTCTGGATACAGCGCCATCAGGTCGCGGCTCGCGAGAGCGGTGTGGTTGTTGTTGACCCTCAGCCCCAGCTCGCCACCTGTACTCAGCCCTGTCTCCCACCGCATCACATGGAACAGTGCATCTGCCGACCACCGTTCAAACCCCCTGCGGCGGGCCTCTCGCGCCAGCTCGGCCATGCGCTCCATCAGGTCGGGCTGCTCGGCCTTCGCGGCCTCCCAGTCCGCCTCCAGCTTGTCCTGGTAGGGGCTGTTGCCGGTTCCACGATGGAGACCGGCGGGCACCTGAAACAGGGGAAGATCGTCAAGCATCGGCGCACCCCTCTTCCACGGCGACAACGCGGAGCTTGCCCTGGGCGATGCGGTCGAGCATCACCCCGCAGGCCCCCACCAGCTCACCCGACCCGTCAACACGGAGGCACCCGAACTCCTGGGCCAGCGACTCCACGGCGGCAGGGGTATCCACCGCCACGCGACAGGCGAACACACGCCGGCCGGTCTTCGCCCCGTTACTGCGCTTGCTCATGCCCCCACCTCCATGGCGTCGATCAGCGCGACAGATGCGGGAGCACCACCGCTCAGCAGCATTGTCCCCACGATGGGGTTCTTCTGATACTCGATCAGGGCCGCGCTGATCGGGTCGTCTAGGACGACGCCGACACCGGCCTTGTAGCCGTGGATCAACATGTTGCAGAGGAAGCGAAACACCTCCTCTCCGCTGTGCATGAAGTTCGAGTCGAACTCAACCCACTCCTCGATCATTTCGCGCCTGTTGTAGAGGTCAGACACTTCGATCCCGCTCAGTGCCGAGCGGTTGATGCCATTGATCACGAACGGCTCAGAGCTGACCATGACCTGGCGTGGCAGCACCTTGGCGGTTACGAGCGCCTTCACCAGCAGGTCGGGGCGGCGCAGGCAGTCGCGCATTTCAACGCCAGCCTTGACCGACTTGGCGCCATCTGCGATCAGGTTGTCAGCCAGTGCGCGGATGACGATCTTCTGTTCCTTAGACAGCGACAGCACAGCTTTCAGCATTGCGTGCTGAAAAAACTTGACTATGTGCTTCCTCTGCGCGCTGACCGGCAAGGCTTTTGCAGGCTTTGACTTGGCTATTGACGTGGACCCAGTTTTGTCCGCTCCATTCGTCCTTGCCGTAGTAGGCGAGGACGATGAGTTTTTCTGCTTCAGTGAGGAGTTCAACGACACGTTTGAAAGATTCAGATTGGTTTGAACGCTGGACTTCACGGAGGACTTGGGCGCTGAGCTTGTCGAGGTCGATACGCTCATCGAGGGTTGCGTCGTCGTCGTCTTCGTCTGGATCGACCTCTCCTGGCCGGTCACACTGCTGCGCAGGGACATGATCGTTGGCAGAAAGCCTTTCGGTTGCCTGGGGGTCATGTGACTCGTTAGATGGGTTGAAGGGGGTGGAGCGGCCTTGGAGTTCAGGGGGGATCTGGACCCCGGCGAACTCGAGCCAGCCGCGAGCCGCTGGAGGGCTGAAGTTGCTTCCACCGGCGACTCCAGCCGGGGCTCCATGCTTTTTAAGGAGCGCCCGCAGGCCGGAGCGGACCTGTGAAAACCGCGGTGTCTTAGTCGTGGCGGTGCCGGTTGGTGCTGGCGAAACCTCAGTGGTGGACTGGGTTTCGGCGGGTGTTGCACATGCAACACTCTTTGCCTTGCGGCTGATGTGGCGGCTGATGGTGGAGTGGTCCACCCCATTAGCCTTTGCTGCGCCGCGTTGGCTCAGCTTTCCGCTCAGCACTTGCTCAATGGCGGTGGCCATGCGTTGCTCCGGCGGAACGTATTCGCGGAAGGCGACAGCCATCGCTGCCACGGCGCCGCAGCTGTCGCCGCAGTGGGTCGCTGTCATAGGGCTGCTCCATAGGCGAAGTTCTTTGCGATGTTGCGTAGTGCGCGCTGATCGCTCGGCGTGCGGGATGTGGTGACAACAGCCCCGGTGATGGGGTGGTGCCAGACCAGGTGTTTCGACTGGCGGCGCAGCTCGAAGCCGAACCGCTCGGCCAGTCGGCCGATCTCTTTGGGTGTCATGGAATTACCCCAGCAACCTGGCTGGGTCTGAAGAAGCCCTCGGGAGGGCTAGGCCACTTGCGGGAGTCGAACCCGCCGGAGCACCGGCAGTGGAGAGGGTTGGGGCTGCGTCGGTGGAAACCAGTGGCCTCTCGCATCAGGCGCCCCAGCCGGGGTTGCCTCCCCCCGGTGATCCAAAGATGGCACACCCCTATGGAGGCTGTCAACACATTGGCACTGCGTAGGCAGGGGTATGCAGTGCTGGCAACGAAAAAGCGGCCGGGTGGTGCCGGCCGCTGTGCTCTCGAAGAGCTGATCAGTCCGTGGTTCCCCCGTCGAGCTGATGTGCGCGAAGGGGTTCCAGCGCCGCATTCAGCACCGTGAGGGCATCGGCTTGGCGCCGGGGCGTGTCACACGATGCGATGAGAGTCATCGCCTCATCGACGATTTCGCGGGCCATTGAGAGGAAGTGGTCGCGGATGACGACGTTCAGCTCTGCGGAGATCTTTGTGGTCATGAACCTTGAAGGGTTCAGCAGTAGGTGCGGTGCTCCCTAGCTCCACCACCTGCCGGCGTCCACCCGCTTGATCAAAGTGGCTTGCTCCCCAGACCCAGATCAGGGGTCCAGTGTCGGGTGCTTCGGCGCTACCTGATCCCCTGTCAGGCTCCCCGCTGGCTGCACCGCCATAGGGATTTGCAGACTGGATCTCTCTGGGGGTCTGATGGAGATCCAGCCGCTAGGTCGGCTCGGGTGGAACCAGCTCTGCGTGAACGGAACATACACACACGGGGTATACCCGGTCAAGGGCTGCCCCAGCCGAGGCCCCCCACTGGGGGGGCTCGATTCCTGGCCCCCCCACTGGGGGGGCCAGCTCCTCAGGCTGTCGCCCACCTCCGCGCAGTCGATGGTGAGCAGTTCAGCCTGGTGCCGATCGCGGCCCAGGTGAGCCCCTGGCGGCGCCAGCGCCGGATACGGGGGCCACGGCTCTCGGTGAGCCAGTGGATGGTGGCGGCAACCACAGCCAGGGGCAGCAGCAGCCACCAGACGATGCAGGTGGTGGTCATGGGTTGGAAATACTCGAGGAGTCAGTGGCGGCCCGCGGCACGCTCTGCTGACCCCAGGAGTATACACATCACCCCTCAGACCGCTCGCAGTCCGTCTCCCACAGGGCCAGCGTCATCAGCGCGAACCCCACCGCTGTGCTCAGCCCTGGCCAGAACTCGAGCGATGCCACCTCGAACCCGCAGTAAGCCTCGATCACCAGCGTGTCGATCACTTCCCCGCATTCGGGGCAGTAGCCCACCTCCAGCTGCCAGTCGGTCCCCCCGTGCCCCTTCCCGCAGATGTGCAGCTGGCTCCGCTCTGCCTCCCCGTCAGGGGTGAACAGCCACCAGGCCGTGGAGGGCACCTGGCCACCACCACCCTCAGGGATGTCCCACCGGGGAATGCCGTGGGCCACCAGTTCGCTCGTGATCGTGCTGATCGTGTGTTCAGTCGTCACAGCCAGTCCCCCTCCTCCTCGGCCTCAGCAGGCGTAGCAGACCCGGCGAACGGTGATCCCGCACAGGGGCGCAGGTCAACCTCCCACCGCAGGTTCTGGATCCGGTAGAGGGGCTGGCCGAGCTTGGCGATCGTCACGGCATGGGGGTTGGATCCGTCGTGGACGACCCAGCCGTTCTTCCACTCATCACCCTGCAGACGCTCCACCGGCATGCCGTCACGGGGAAAAGAACCAGCCCCCTCGGAGCCCTCGATCGAATCACTCGCCCCGCGAGGCCCTAAATGGTTTTTCTGATTCTTTTCCCTCTCCTCTCCATAAGAATCAAAAGAACTAAATAATCTCTCCACCGGTGGGGAAGAGGCAGAAGGGAGAAGGTTCTTTTCGATGGGCACCTCTGAACCGTCTTCTCCACGGTCCAGGGCGTCGGCGTATTCCGACAGGGCGTAGTGCCTTCGCGGCCTCGCTCCAGTGGGCGTCTCGCGGGTGATCACGACCAGGCCCAGCAGGGTCAGCTTCCGCAGCTCCCTGGCCACGTTCTGCTCTCGCTTCTCGATCGCATTGGCCACGTCGTAGGCGGTGCAGTCCTGGCCCATCCGGTGGTAGTTCGTGACCTGATCGAACACCAGAGCCCGAACGTTCGTCAGCTCCACCTCCTTCTGCCTCACCGCTTCGATCGCCTGCGCCCTGGCAAGGCCGCCCAGGGCTTCCCATCCCTGATCGGTGTACTGACCCATGGCACCACCTGAGCTGCCCTTGCCACGCCCCTTGCCGGTGAATGCCACGCGGGTATCGGTGCGGGACATTTCAGCGGCTTCTGCTGCCACCCACCTGGCCAGCACGCCCCAGCCGAACACTGACGTGATCGAGCTGCTGCCACGGCACTCCTCAACCCAGTCCCAACTGGTGACCCGTTTCGTGGTGTGGTGCAGCACCACCACCGTTGCCCCGAGATTCGTCAGTTCCCTGAGGGCATGCCTGATCGGTCCCGCGTATTGCGACAGGTTCTCATCCATCCCTGTTGGCTCCATCATCGAGCTGAGGCTGTCCAGCACCACCAGCGGGAACTCGTGCTGCGCCACCTCCTTCACCATGGCCTGCACCCCCTGACGGGTGAAGTTGTATCGGCCCTGGCCGTCCACCGAGCAGAAGAACTCGATCGGCTCCAGCAGTTGCTTCATGAAGGTGGCCAGGCCCTCCTTCTGCAGGAAATAGAGCCAGTCGCTCTCCTGCTGATCGGTCCCGAACACCAGCACAGGCATCGGCTTCTGGGGCTTCTGGATCTCTTTGCCCAGGAAGCTGTCGGCTCCCTGCTGCAGTGCCCTGATCAGACCGCACACGAAGCTGCTCTTTCCCACCTTCGGCTGGCCGACGATGATGTTGCTGCTGCCCAGTCGCACCAGCCCATCGACCAGGAAGGCGGGCTCCTCGGCCTGCAGCCGGTCGCCCTTCCGGTAAGAGACCACGGGCTCGAGGCTCTGTTCTGCTGCTGAAAGCAGCCGATCCAGTTCCTCATCCTTCACGGTCAGAAGCAGCTCTGCGCTGTAGGCCCGCAGCAGGATCGTGCGATCCCTCTCTGACACGCCTCCATCGCGCACCAGGGCCAGCGCCTTCTGTTTCACCAGCTCCAGCTGCTCGGCCGGTTTCCTGGCCTCCGCGATCTGGCGTTCGGCGGTGGCCTTCGCCAGCTCAGCCGTTAAATCGAAGTCTTCATCCAAGGCTGTTCACCTAAATAGTGTTTCCGCCAGGCCCGTGTGTGAGCGGCCTGATACCCCAGTTCCTTCAGCAGCAGGGCGGTGTTCAGGGTCTCCTCCCTGCTGCGGCTGTAGCGCCTCGCAATGGCCGTCTCCCTCTGAAGGGATATGCCCAGCGCAATGGCTGCCTCCTCGCGCTCCTGGGCGGCATTCAGTTCGTCTGGCGCCAGCCAGTACGGGTCCAGGTGCTCCCGCACCTCTGACACGACCAGGAGGAACCTTTGCCGCTGGATCTTCAGCCGATCCTGCGCTGTGCGCATCACACGCTCGAACGCCTGTCGCTCGCGTTTCGTCTCGAACCGGATCTCGCCACCACGGTGAGGGCGGAACAGATCGGCGCAGCCGCTATGGCCAGCGTTCGTTCTGATCAGTGCCCAGACCTGGCCGTTGACCGTGATCGTCTGCCCAGGACGCAGTTGGTCCGTGGGCCGCGCCTCCTTCCCCTGGTGGCACAGGATGATCTCGCTGCCCCAGGCGCAATCGGCATCCTTGACACGCCCGCAGGCTGGGCATGGGTTGCGCGGACCGGACCGGCTCAGCCGATCAGCCACGATCTACGCCTGTCGAGGGTGAGGGGATGCCCTCAGCGGCAATCTGCTTCAGCCAGCTCTCCTGGGCTGCCTGATCCAGTGCCTGGTTGATCCACGCAGTCCGGCTGATGTACGCCGGCCGCACTGCGTCGATCCGCTCCAGCACCTTCGCATCGACATGGACCTTCAGGCCCTCAGCGGTTTGAGGCATTGACTCTCGGGGTGGTGAACGGTGGCACTATGGCCCCGTAGGACGCCCCAGTCAATACGCCCCCGCTTCCCCCCGCTGAGTCCGATTAGTCTTGTTTCACCTCAATTTGTTTCGTGGCTGGACAACGAGCTACCGCAGCCGTCACCCTCCTTCGCACACAAACCGTCTACGGCATGTTGTGCGATGGAAAATCACGCACTGAGATCCTGCGGTTCATCGCAGACGAATGGAAGCTCAGTACACGCATGGGTGAGGACTACCTCGCTCGCGCATACGAACTCCTCGAAAAGGATTGCGAGATGGCACGTCCTGCCTTCCTCTCTGAACTCCTCGGTGGTATCCGCTCCATCCGCCAACAGGCTGAACAGCGTGGGCAGATGCAGGTCGCTCTCAATGCCATCCGCCTTCAGGCTGAACTCACAGGGCTCGCTGAAAAGTGACCCTCCTCGATCGTTGTGCTGGTGGTTCCCTCCTCGAACCACCCGTTCAACTCATTCAGACCACCACCGGCAGCATCGACGAAGCTGAAGAGATCAGGCAGCGAGTCCTGGCCGGCCTCCTCCCCTATCAGCGCCCCATCTGCCAGGACGACACCCACCGGATCATCGCCTTCTGCGCCGGATACGGGGCCGGCAAGACCAGGACCATGTGTGCCTGGACTACATGCCTCGCCCTCGATAACCCCAACACCACGGGCATCCTCTTCGCACCAACAGGCCCACTGGTGCGCGACGTGGTGATCCGCAGCCTCGAGGATTACTGGACTGAGCTGGGCATCCCCTTCGAGTACAGGGCCAGCCCATTACCTGAGTTCAAGGTGATGCTCCCCCTGGGGCCGGTCGTGGTGCTCTGCCGCAGCATGGAAAATTGGCAGCGCATCATCGGCATTAACGCCAGCTTCATCGGTGCCGAGGAGATCGACACTTCAAAAACTGAGATCGCCAGGCGGGCAGTAGAGAAGTTCCTGGGCCGTCTTCGTGCGGGCAACCGCAGACAGCTGGGCATGTTCTCCACACCTGAGGGTTTCGGCCTGATGTATTCCCTGTTCGTTGAAGAGGGTGACAAGGCAGATCGTGCCATCTACAGGGCTAAGAGCACAGACAACCCATACCTCCCTGCTGACTTCATCGACGGCATGCGGGAGAACTACCCGCCCAACCTCCTCGAGGCGTACCTGAATGGTGAGTTCACACTGCTCACTCAGTCCAGGGTGTATCCAGAGTTCAGCCGTGACCTGAACGCCTCCACCATCAGCGAGCCCTCTGAACGCGACACCCTGTTCCTCGGGTTGGACCTGAACGTGGATCGCTGCTGGCTGGCCGTCTGCGTACAACAGAGCGATGGTGTTCACGTCATCGCCGAACACATCGCCAGGGATACGCCGGCTGTGATCGAGTGCATCAGGCAGCACTACCAGCCATGGGTTGATCACGGCCAGCTGATCGTCTGCCCTGACGCCAGCAGCCAGAGCCGCAGCACGAAGAATGCCGGCATTTCAGATTTCGGCCTGCTGAAACAGGCGGGCATCCGCATGCAGGTGCAGGGCAGCAACCCGTTCATCCGCGATCGGGTGCTGGCACTGAACAGCCTGATCCTGAATGCCAAGGGTGAGCGGCGGCTGTTCGTCCACCCCAGCTGTAAGGGCATGCTGAAGGGCCTGGAGCAACAGCCGTATGACCAGGACACCCAACAACCGGAGAAGGGCGATGGTGGCCCTGATGACCTGTCCGGTCAGATGGATGCCCTCGGATACGCCATCTGGCAACTGGCTGGGATCACTGCCTGGCAGACCAGGGGGCACAACAGACGCAGCGGCCTCGTATCAATGCCGCCCAGGGTGTACTGATCACCACTTGTAGACTGGCCATATGCCTCAATAGCGGTAGCCATGGCCAAGTCCAAGAAGGGTGGATCCAAGGGACGTGGCGGTGGCGGCGGCAAGGCCCGCAGCTATAAGCGCGATTCAAACGGGCGCTTTGCGAGCACTGGCGGTGGCGGTGGAGCGAAGAGTGGTAGCGGCACCTCGACCAGGGCGAAGAACTCTGCCCGAGCAGCGGAGCTGAAATCCAAGGGCACATCTGCCATCGGTTCTCGCGTCAAGGCCAAGGGCTTTAGCGGTCAGAGCGGCGCTCTGCAGCGTGCAGGCGGTCTTCGCGGCAGCAGCGAGTTCCGTGGCAAAGGTGCAGCCTTCACTGTTGGCAAGGGCGGCAAATTAAGCGGCGGCCAGAAGACAGCGACGAAAGGCGCCATTAAGGCAGAAGCACGAGCCAAGTCCAAGGCTGGCGGCAGCGGTAAGCCGACCACGAAGATCAGCAAGGCTCCCGTGAGTGCGGCCAAGGCTAAATACAAAGCGCTCAGCGGTATGGCGCGTAAGAGTTCGCCATATCGCACCGCCGCCGATAATCGGGCTGCGGCAGGAGCGAAGCGCAGCCTGAGCGCGATGATCAGGAAGCGCGGACGCAAGTGACCTGGAAGCCACCACGGCAGCAGCGCCCCCGCGATCAGTGGGGGCAATTCCGATCGAAGGCCGACATCAGAGCCGAGCAGGAACAGGCTCGATTCGAGAGCCTTCAGATCGCCAGAGAGGAGCTGTTCTGGCAGGCCCAGGACTCGGCCTCTGACAATTAGGAACCCCTGTCGGCCCTCGTAGACTGTTGCTACGCAGGAATAGGGCAATGGCTGTCTGGCCGGTCAGTGAAGGCGGGAGCTATCCAGGTGAACCCGAACCCGAGCAGGTTGAGGTTCAACAGCCTGATGCTCAACCTGAGCTGAAGCGCTCTCGCCCGAAGCTGGTGAAGTCTGATGGCGAATGAGATCTGGACTGCCAACCAGGCACAGGGCTGGGCTGGTAACCCCACACAGTTCGGGGTATCGGGTGGCATCAGCACTCAGAGCGTTGATGACCCCAGTTCGGTTGATCCGCTGTATTGGCAGATGAGCCAATGGTGGGCACCTATTCGCGCATGCGTGGAGGGCACCCAATACCTGCGGGACAACGCGATCAGGTATCTGCCTCGCCAACCACGGGAACAGGAGGATGCGTGGAAGGGCCGGGTGGCCCGCAGTGTGTTCAGCCCATATTTCTCCAGGGTGATCCGCACCGCGATCGGCCTGATCCTCCGCAAGCCGGTGGTGTTCGAGGGCGGCGATGAGACGTTCTGGGGGGAGTGGCGCGGGAATGTGGACCGGCAGGGCACGGATCTCGAGGAGTTCCTGCGCAACCAGCTGGCCACGAGCATTGCCTACGGACACTCGGGCTGGCTGACGGATTTCCCGAAGGCCGAGGGTGTGGTGACGCTGCGGGACCAGACGATGGCCGAGCTGAAGCCGTACTTCGTGGCGGTGGCACCGTGGAACATCCTCGGCTGGCGACACGATGCCCGTGAGCACATGGGCAAGATCCAACAGGTGCGGATCAGGGAGAACATTGCCAAGGCCGATGGCCGCTATGGCCTGAAATACGTCGAACAGGTGAGGGTGTTGACCCCCGGCGGGTACGAGCTGTGGGAGGACCTGGATACCACCGGCTGGACGCTGATCGAGTCAGGGCAGACCAGCCTGAGCGAGGTGCCGCTGTCTGTGACTTACGGCGGAAAGATGGGAACGCTGCATAGCAAACCGCCACTGCTGGACATCGCCCACCTGAACCTGACGCACTACCAGCGGCATGCTGATTTGATCCATGCGCTGCACATCGCGGCGCAGCCGATGCTGGTGCTGAAGGGTTGGGACGACCTGAGCGACCCGGCCGGGTTGAGCGTGAACAACGCCCTGGTGCTCCCACCTGAGGGCGATGCGTTCTACGTCGAGCCGGCCAGCAGTGCATTCGACGCACAGCGTGCCGAGCTGGAGGCCCTGGCCGAGGAGATCAGCACCCTGGGCATTGCCACACTGACGAAGCAGAAGAACACGGCAGAGAGCGGCCTGAGCAAGTCGCTGGACCGTGTGGACAGCAACAGCATGCTGGCGTTGATCAGTAAGGATCTGGAGCAGACGCTGCAGCAGTCGCTGGACTGGGCGGCTGAGTTCGCTGGTGTGCAGGCTCCCGTAGTGAGTCTCGATCGCGACTTCGATGTAGCGGCGATGGAGGGGCAGGAGATCTCAGCGATCAATGCCCTGTTCACCTCTGGCCTGCTGGATCAGGAGACGGCCCTGGAGCTACTGAAGCGGGGCGAAATCTTGCCAGACGACATGGAGCCGGAGGAGATCATGGCTGCGGCCGAGCTGGAGCAACAGAAGAGCATGGATCACGACCTGGCGATGGTTGAGGGCCAGGCTCAGGTTGCTGCTGCGTATGCCCCGAAGCCCCCGGCCGCGAAGCCGGGTCCGCCTAAGGGCTGATGCAGACCGAAGAGCAGCTGTTCGTTGCAACCAGGGATCAGTTTGTTCTCAAGGGATTGAGCGACGATGCGCTGAAGCAGATCCTGCCGGCGTACAAGCAAGCGATCGGCCGGATCACCTTCCTGCTGGAGTCGATGCCAGGGCTGAGCGTTGAACGGCAGCTCTGGCTCCAGACGCAGCTGGCCACGATCGAGGCGCAGTTCAAGCCTGTCGCCGATCGGATCTACCAGATCCTTCCTGGCGAACAGGCGAAGGCATTCGAGGAGGGGATCAGGAACGCCCAGCAGTATTTGACGGCCGGAGGGATCGAGCCTGAGGGCAACAAGCCGGTGGCCTTCACGGGTGAGACGGTGAAGGGCGAGACGGTGAAGGTGATCGGCGAATACCCAGGGTTCAACGTGACAAGCGCGGTAAGCGATGGGTTCATGAGCCCGAGCATCACCAGACAACAGGTCGTTGCAGCGGCCAGAGAGACGGGGTTCAAGGTGCTGAGCCCTGGTGGCAGTAAATACGGGCTCGAGGATCTGCTCCCCAAGTGGCAACAGGCGCAGGCGGCCCAGGTCGAGCGTCACCTGCGGGCAGGGTTCCTGCTCGGGCAGACGAACGAAGAGATCATGCGGGAGGTGGGGCCGCTCGGCCCTGGCCGGAAGGGATGGGCGATGACCGAGGCGCTGGTGCGCACCTCGATGGCAGAGGCCAGCCAGTCAGCACACGATGCGTTCTACGAGGCGAATGCCGAACTGCTGCCTGAGACGAAAAGCGGGTTTCGCTGGTGGTGGGATTCGAGTAATGACACCAGGCTGTGCCCGGTGTGTGCCCCGTTGGATGGGGTGAAGTTCAAAGAGAGGAGCAGTCCGCCACATGCCTGGCCCGCTCACTTCAGCTGCCGGTGCAAGATCCTGCCGATCACCGCAACCAGCGAGCTACTCGAGGAGGAGGGCGGGCCGGCCAGCGGCAGCTTCCTCGAGGCCACGCCGGTTCAGTACGACAAGCGGGGGAAGAAGCTCCCACCGCCTGCCGGGTATACGGGGGAGAACGCCTACAAGCGGCCGATGAAGATCGACGGCCAGCAGCAATGGGTGCGCAGGCGTGACCTTGGCCCTGGGCAGACCACTGCAGGGGACATGCTGCAGAACGCCAACGAGCACAGCAAGCGCATGGTGCTAGGCAGCCAAGGGATGGTGGATCGCTGGAATAGGGAGATTCAGAAGCCGCAATACGCGAAGGATCCGCAGCGGCTGGTGCGTGATCTGCTCGGCAGCGGATTGCCGCCAGGGGCAACAGTGCCAAGGCCAGTGCGCGGCCCGAAACGGCGCTAGCTTCTCGGGATGAGCCACACCCCCGAGCAGGCGCTGGCGGAGGCCAGGCGTTTGTATGAAACACGCAAGCCAACGGGCTGGCGTGCCTTCAGCATGGGCGGCATCAAAGTGGCCAATCGCGTGCCCTGGTATCAGCAACAGGTGCGCAGGGCCTATCCGTTCATGGAATGGGAGGAGGCTGAGCGGGCCTTTCATGGTGATCTGGCCACGGTGCTGGCGTATGTGAATGCGGGGCGGGATCCGAACCTCGTGGGCGATCTCAGGCAGACATTCAGATCGTTGTGCCGTGTGGCCCGTGGCACAGCGGAGCGGATACACCAGGCCGATCAGGGTGATCTGCAGCGGAGGCTGGCGATCTTCGGCTTGGGCCCTTCTTAAGCTGGTTCTATCCCTGAGCATCGGCAATGGCCAAGACATCTGCCACCACCGCACCCGAAACTGCTGCGCCAGTAGAGGAAGCGGTAACTGTGCCTGAGGTGGTTACCCCTAGCTGGTTTGCGGCTGATCCGTATGCCGCCACCCTGGCTGCGACTCCCAACTGGCCCACCATCCCCCCGAAGGAGCCTGCTGCCACCGTGGATGAGTCAACAGCTCCCGCCTGATTGGTGCTGCTATTCCTGCGCAGGAATAGTGCGTAACATGGTTGCGTTACCTCTATTCATTGCATGTCTGAAGCAAACGCAGGCGATCCTTCCGTGATGGATCCCGCTCTGCCCGTGGCAGAGCAGCCTGTTGCGATCGACAACAGCGAAGTCGAGGCAATCAAGGCGAAGCTAGAGCTGGTCCAGGCCGACAACCTCAAGAAAGGGAAGTCGAACCAGGAACTCAACGAGCGTCTGGCCGCAACCGAGAAAGCCTTGCGTGATCTGGAGTCGAAGCAGACAACGGCACGGAAGACGCAGCTCGCCGATCAAGGCGAGTGGAAGTCTCTGTGGGAGGAATCGGAGACCAGAAACAAGGGTCTGGAAGCTCGGATCGCTGAACTGGAATCTGCCCTGGCAGACAAAGATCAGCAGTTCAATGCCGAACGCCTGAAGACCGCTGCGCTTGCGCAGATCGGGCAGGCCAACGCATTGAACCCCGAGCACGTTCTGACCCTGCTGCAAACCCAGACGCAGCTGAAGGAGATCGACGGTAAGCCAGCGGTATTGAGCGGGGGCGCTGCGATACCACTGGATCAATACCTGAGTTCTCTGAAGCAGCCAAACTCCGGTTGGGAGCAATACTTCTCCGCCAGTGGCGCGAGGGGCATGGGTGCAGCGGCGAGCGCGAGCATCGCCCCTGGCATGACGAACCCCTACAGAGCACAGACCCGCAACCTGACGGAAGCGCTGCGTCTGGAGAGGGAAAACCCTGAACTTGCTGCGGCCCTGAAGGCTGAGGCAATCAAGGGTTGAACACGGTAACCTCTTTCACCTGAGTCGAAATGGCTGCCCCTTATCAGAACTATTCAGGAGGCACCTTTGCCTCCGACCTGATTACAGTTCCCAACTTCACTCAATACCTTATGCAAGAGGTATACGAGCGCTGTGCGTTCGTGAAGTCGGGTGTAATCAGCCGCAACGCCGCCCTGGACGCCTCCAGCGGTGGTGTGCGCACCACTGTGCCTGGGTTTATTCCTCCCGCTCCATTTGAAGAGCGCATGGAATCAAACGCGACCTGGGGTGACAGCGGAAAGGGTTATCTGACCCCCCGCAAGATCCAGGCCAACGCTGGTATCGCCACCTTGATCCACCGTGGTCTCAGCTTCGCTGCTGATGAACTCAGCAAGCAAGCCAGCGGCGCCGATCCCATGGCCGCGATCATGGGCTACATGGCCAGCGTGATCGACCGCAACCGCACTGCCACCCTGCTGTCTCAGCTGACTGGCCTGTTCGGCACTGCACTGGCCGATAACACCGTCGATGTGTCTGCTGGCACCGGCGGCGCCGAGTACATCAGCGCCTCTGCAGTGATCCGCGCCAAGTCCGTCCTGGGCGAGCGTGGTGAGGATCTGAGCGTTCTGGCACTCCACCCGAACGTCTACTACCACCTCGAGTCGATGGGGATGTTGGTGTTCAGCACCGCAACCTTCAACACCGGCGGCTCGATCAACTGGTCGGGCGGTGGTGTGAATGTGACCGACACGAAGGTGGCGACCTTCGCGGGGATGCGGGTCATCATGGACTCGCTACTGCCTGTCACCGGCACCGGCGATCAGACCGTGTACACCAGCTACCTGTTTGGCCCTGGCGTCGTACAGGAAGGTGTGCAGCAGGCACTCGAGACCCGCAGCGATTACAACATCCTGAGCTTCCAAGATGTTGTGGCCATGCGTTACAGCTACGGCTTCCACGTCATGGGCTCCAGCTGGATCGCCCCTGAGGACAACCCCGGCAACATCGAGCTGGCCGAGGCCGGCAAGTATGGCCTGGTGTGGGACCGCAAGCTGATCCCCCTGGTGAAGCTTCAGTGCAAATCGCCCTACGCTTGATCTGCGGAGGGACAGAGTGGGGGCTGCGGCCCCCCTTTTTTTTGTGATCAACCTGACCCGGCTGATCTGCGAACGCGGAGAGGAGCTGGACGGAAGGGCGCCGGCTGAACTGAAAGTGCTGGATCTTGACCCGTTGGAAGCGACAGCGGAGCGCCTTAAACTTCAGTCAGAAGGCTGGTTTGTGGAGTCGGTACAGCTGTGACATTGAACACATCGCTCACTGATCCAGCTGCTGACAGCTACATCTCGCTGGAGGAGGCCACGGCCTATTTCTCTGGTGGCCTGATGGCCGACGACTGGACGGAAGTGGCCAACCAGGAGGCAGCGCTGCGGGAAGCGGCGAGGTGGCTGAACACATTGCCCTGGGTAGGCACATGCTGCGTGGCCGGGCGATACCTGGCCTGGCCGAGACAGGGGGCGACCTGTTGCTGTGAGGATGCAGCGTGTGACATGGTGCCGGCGCAGGTGCGCCAGGCGCAGGCAGAGCTGGCGCTGCAGCTGGGCAGTAACCCGGCACTGCTGACGGGTGGTGTCGGCGTGGCGCAGACCAGTGATCGTGGGCCGATTCAGAGCCAGACACTGGGCGATCTGTCGCAAACCTTCTACGACCCGAGGGATAAGGGCAGCACCACCACGAGCAGCGCCACCGCCGGTCAGCCGACGCTGCTGCAGAAGTTGCCATGGCTGGCGGACATGTTGGGCTGTTGGATCACGCAGGTGAGCGGCAGCGGCAGCAGCCGGATCATCGGGAGGGTTCGGTCATGAGCGCCCCGCAGGACAGCTGGGCACTGCCCCTGGCCAACGAGCTGGTGAACGCCTTCCGCGAGACCGAAGTGGTGTTCGTGATGCGTGGCGGCACGGCCTACAACCCCGAGACGGGGGAGGTGGTGACAGAGGAGGTTCGCTACCCCTGCGGCGCGGCGGTGCTGAAGACAGCCCGCGTGGAAGGGGGCGGCACGGCAGAGGAGTGGACCTGCGAAATGTGGTTCGACTCGACCACGTTGCCGGTGTTGCCGACCACGGCCGACACGGTGCTGTATCTGGATCGCACCTGGCGGATCGTGGCGGTGGAGCCGCACTACGGATCGGGCCCCACGAACTACGCCTACAAACTGAGGCTGCGCACCTGATGCCCAAATTCACGAAGCCAAAGGATCTCGAGCGTCACCTGAAGAAGGCGATGGACGCCCTGGTGGCCGAGACGCTGATCACGGTGCAGGCCGAGCTGGGCAGTGCTGCCGTGTCACCAGTGGACACGGGCCGCTTCCGCTCCAGCTGGTTCGCATCAGAGGGGCCAGGCACTGGTGAAGTGGCGCCCGAAGGCGCCGACGAGCCCCGGACTGATGCCATGAACCTGCAGGTTGACAGCGAGAAGCGCTACCGACTGCAGAACGCATTGCCGTATGCGCAGAGCGTGGCGATCGAGGGCAACGTGGTGAGCCAACCCAGGACATGGTTCACCACCTTCCGCAACAAGCGGATCCCTCAGATCCAGGCGGCGGCCACCAGGGTGATTCAGGAGCGTTACGGGCTATGAGCAGCTTCCAGCAGATCCGAGGCATCTTTGAGCGGACCACCTACGACGCATTGCGACTGGCGGGAGTCCCGGCTGATCTGGTGTTCTTCGATGGGGTGCAGGAGACGCCACCTGATGCGGCAACGGCCTATGCCGTGGTTTCGCTCAGCTTTGAGCAGACCGCCCTCGACATGGTGGGTTGCCCGGTCGAGTCGATCAGGGGCAGCCTGATGTGCAACGTCTACACACCGAAGCAACGCGGCAGCCGGCCCGGTGAAGACATGGCCGCCGAGGTATTGCGGGCGTGGGTTGGGTTGAACCGTGCGCCACAGACCGCGAACCGGCCACGGGTGCAGAACATCGAGGGACCCAGGACGATTGCACCAGACCAGCGGCCACACCACTGCCACGCGATGAGTTGTTCCTTTACCGCTACGGCTGCGTAGACTTAGTACGCCTAGGGCCGTGCCCGTAGGCGTCTGGTTGCCCCCGACCTGACGGCAGCGCCCCCATCTGTCGTTTGTCTACTCAGACCCGTGGCCATTTCATGCAGCTCTAGTTCGCTAACTGGACAAGAAGGCGCTATTTACTTCCAGCCTGCCGGGACGCAATTCTGTCTCTCTGACTGGAGTGATTTCCAGGCTGGGACCGAAATCGGTGTGCCCAGTGATCACGACTATCAAGTTGGTGATCCTGTTGTGTTCACTGAAGAAGGAACCGGCAAACTGGACTCTGCGCTGAGTGCGGGCGTCACCTATCTGGTGGTGGGCGTCACCGGATCCAGCATCACCGTGGCCGATGAGGCTGATGCCACCGCAACCCCTATCACCCTGAACGGGGATGGCGGCACTGGCACGGCTGACACCGCGGGCGCCAAGAATCACATCAAGATCGACTTCGCCGAGTTCGGCGCTGTCTGTCAAGTGAAGCAGTTCAGCCTCGAACTGACACGCGAGGAACTCGATGTAACAGTTCTGCCCTGCGGCCTCGGCGGCGGCAGCAATAAGTACGCCCAGTTCCGTAAGACCCAGGCCGGCTACGCCTCCGGCACTGGTTCGATGACGGTGATGTTCACTGACGATCAGACCAGCCTGGCCAATCGCCTACTGGCGAACGTCATGCTGCGCAGTCAGTCCGGCGCCGAGGTGAAGCTGTATGTGAACCATGTGGCGAATGCGGCCGGCACTGCACCCGACGATTCCAAGTCGATCTTTGTGCAGGCTCCGATCAGCATCACCTCCATGTCGCTGTCGGTGACACCGGATGACGCCACCACCGCTGAGCTGAGCTACAGCATCAGCGGCCAACCCAGCGCGCTTCTTGGCATCGAGCTGTGACCTGAAGGCCACAAGCCGCCCCGCCCCGCCATGTGCGGGGCTTTTTCATGGCTGCGCAGGCAGAATGGGCTGGTGCTATTGACTTTGAGATGACGGACGCTGCCAGGGACCACGAACTGCATGTGATCTGGGAACGGCTGAAGGCCGAGGCAACGAGCACATCGAAGCGGTTCCGGGACTTCCTGAACTTCCGGGACACCTGCAGCGAGATGCCCCTGGGCGGCGATGTGGAGCTGATCGACCCAACCGAAGGCTTTAAGACCAGCAATATCCGGGTGCTCGACCCGGCGGGTGAACCGGTGACCCCGACCGTTCCGAGCGTCGAGCCCGAAGGCGTGATGCCAGAGGTGACCCCCGAGCCTGAAACGGTCACCCCCGAGGTTCCCCAGGGCACTGATCAGACCCTGCCCGAGGAGCCGATCGTCACCGAGCCTCCCGCCGAGGTGGTGGCTGAGGAACCCGCCTGCCCGATGCCCGAGCCAACTGTGGCAGGGGAGCCTACAGCTGAGGTGGTTGCAGAGCCGGTTGCAGTCGAGGAGCCGGTAGCTGAACCTGCCGCCGTACAGGAGCCCGTGGCAGAGGCGCCCACTGAGGTGGTCTCAGAGCCTGTGGTCGAGCAGCCGGCTGCCGAGGTTCCCGCTGAGGCGCCCGCCGCTGTTGAGGAGCCTGTGGCCGAACCCGTGGCTGAGGTCCCCATTGAGGAGCCCGCCGTGGTGACCGAAGAGCCTGCCGCTGAGGTGATCACCGAGCCTGCCGCTGAGGCGCCTACCGAGGAGCCTGCTGCTGTTGAGGAGCCTGCCGCTACCGAGCCCGTGGTGGAGACCCCTGCGGCTGAGCCTGTGGCAGAAGAGCCTGCCGCTACTGAGCCTGCGGCCACTGAGCCCGCGGTCGAGGAGCCTGCTGCCCCTGCTGAGGAGCCTGTCATTTAGTACGACTACTCTTTATAGGTCGAGCAAGTCACTCGACCGGATTAGCCGCATCCCTCCCCTGGGTTGCGGCTTTTCTGTGCCATTAAGCTATTGATGCCCAGGGGTATCAAGATGAAAAACGCTCTCGCCAGGCTGAAGGCTGCCGTGGACATGTCTCCACGCCGCCGCACCATCGACCTGCCCAACGGTGAGGAGTTCGAGTTCTACACGACACCTCTGACCCTGGCCGAAAGAGAGAAGGCCCAGAAGGATGCACGCAAGCCCGATGAGGTGGCCTTGACGCTGATGATCCAGAAGTGCCGCGATGAGAACGGCCGCGCCATGTTCGCCCTGGGCCAGGTTGCTGAGCTGAAGAACGAACTACCCGCCGAGTTGCTTGAACAGCTCCAGGTGAAGGTGTTCGTCGAGGCCGACAGCGAAGCGGCTGGCGTTGAGGACGCCACCGATCTCAAAAGCCCTGCAGAAGGAACTCGCCGCGGACGGAGAGCTGATGCTGCAAATGGTGGTAGCGGAGAAGCTGGGGAAGACGCTCTCTGAGCTACGCGAATCGGTGACGCCACAGGAGCTGCTTCTGTGGCACGCCTTCTATTCAGAGCGGGCCGATCGTGAGCGGGCCGCGATGGAGAAGGCCAAGAGCCGCCGTTAATGCTTGCGAGCGTTCTGATTCCCCACGCAGGTGGCGTGAAGGGGCGTGGCCAGGGCCTTGTCCACTGGCCAGCCCCTTTTTATCCGGGCACTGATCGTGTGCTTGCTTAGACCTGTTCGCCGAGCCCACTGAGAGAGGGAGAGCGTCTCCCCGTTGTATTCGATCAGGCGATTGGTTCTTTGATTGGCGCCCTGCTCTTCCCTCGTTGCCCAGCGGCAATTCTCCGGGGCATAGTCGGCGTCGTTGTCCAATCGCTCCAGCGACGTGCCGCCAGGTCGTTCACCCATGTCTGCGTAGAAGTTCTCGAAGCTGTTCATCCAGCGCTCGCAGACGTTGACCCCCCTGGCGCCGTAGTTCTTGAAGCTGACATCTCCTGGATAATGGCATCTTGATCGCATCGACATCCAGGATCGCCATGTAGGAGTGCCCGTCATGCCGTGGGTAGCATGACCGGGACGGCGCTGATCCCAATTGGAGTGCTCCAGCCTGGCCACTGCTGCTACCCCTGCGCACTGATATGTCTACAGTATACGCCGTCGATATTGAGTTCAGGGCGAAGGGTGCTCAGCAGCTACAGCAGTTCAACAAGCAGGCCGAGGAGCTAAAGCGCACGGTCGAGGGCACGAAGATCGACGTGCTCAATTCAGCGGTCGGGGTGCTCCCTGGCCGCCTTGGCGCGGCAGCAAACGGGATCATCACCTTGAACCGCGGGCTGCGTGATGCGCAGGCCCAGGCGCAGGCGACGACTCAGCAATACCGAGCAATGGGTGCTGAGATCGCCGCTATTCAGGCGCTGATCAATCGGAAGCAGATCCAGCTCGGTGCCAAGGGCGGGATCGGCGGCGAGGCGCTGAAGCGGGAGATCGGCGACCTTCAGCAGCAGATGAAGGGGATGGAGTCGGGCGCGGCCGGAATGGCATCGGCCAGCGGCGCGAGCGCCATGGCGCTGGGCGCGGTGGCAACTGCGGCGGTGGGTGCAGCGGTGGCCGTGGCTGCGGTGACTGGCGTTGCGGTGAAGTTCACCAACGAGATCGACCGCAACCGGCAACAGCTGACGCTGTTCACGAAAGATGTGGCGGTTACGAACCAGATCATCGCCAGCCTTCAGCGGACGGCCGATAACACCAGCCTGGGGCTGCCTGGCCTACTGGAGGCCACGAAGACGATGGCCGCCTATGGCATCGAAGCGAAGAATGCTGGCGCCGCCACGAAGATGCTGGGCGATCTCGCCCTGGGCGACAACGAGAAGCTGCAGCGGTTCGCGGTCAACTTCGCCCAGATCAGCAGCCTGGGCAAGGCTTACACCGTTGACCTGAAGCAGTTCGGGATGGCGGGGATCCCGATCTTCGATGCCCTGGCGAAAACGACGGGCAAGACCACCGCCGAAGTCATGAAAATGGCCGAGGAGGGGAAGATCACCTACCCGATCGTCGTCCGCGCACTGCAGGATCTGACGAAGGAGGGGGCGAGCTTCTACAAGGGGGCCGAGAAGGGCGGCACCGATCTCGACCGGACCCTGCAGCAGATGCAGGGCAGCTGGGAGAAGCTGCAGCAGAAGATCGGCTCAGCGGCAGCGCCCGCGATCATCAGCGCGATCGAGGGCATCACCGAGGTGCTCGATGGCGTGATCGTCGTGACTGATGCCATCGGTGACGCGATGCAGGGCCTGAAGGATGGGCCTGTTGGCGCACTGGTGAATGAGATCGCCTGGCTGCTGAAGGCGACGAACCAGTTCTTTGAAAACAACGCATGGATCGGCGGCCCAGCGGCTCTGTTGGCCGCGGCGGGTCGATCAAAGAAGAAGGATCCAGCGGCGGCGGATGCAGCGGATGCGAAGGAGCGGGCGCAGCTGGCGGCCAGCGCTGCGATAAAGGCCAGGCAGGATGCAGAGGCTGCGGCCAGGAAGGTGGCAGCAGAGACCGCGGAGAAGGTCAAGAAACTCAACCTGGACACCGAGCGGAGCCTGGCCGAGGCGCGGCTGGGTTACGAGGAACAGGTCGCCGATTTCAGGCGGCAGCAGCTGGAGAAGATTGCCGACATGGAACGCACGCTCGCCGATGAACGGCGGGGTGAGGAGTTCAAGCTGGCCCAGCTGCAGGCATCCAACGCCAGCAAAGAGCGGCTGGGGCAGATCGACAGCCAGATCCTCAGCACTCGCATCAGTGGCGGCGATACGACCGCTCTGGAGGCGGCGCGGGCTGTTGAGGTGGACAAGGAACAGGCCGCGAGGAAGCGGGCCGAGATCGAGTTCAACGCCACCACGCGCAGGATCGAACTGGAGCGCCGGCTGACTGATTTCAAGCGCGAATCAGAGCGGGCGATGGGTGAAATGCAGCTGGCCTACAGCCGGCAGACCGGTGGGATCCTCCGGCAAGCGGGGCAGGCAGTTGGCGACCTGATGAAGAAGGGCGCGCTCGAATCAGCCGAGATCCTCAAGGCAGCAGGCGCCAGCGTTGGGCAGCAGATCGCTCAGGCGATCACCGCGGCGAGCGATGCGGTGGCAACAGGGAGCCTGTCTGGTGGGGCCGGCGGAACGCAGAGCGGCGGGGACTTTTCGCAGTGGAGCCCAGAACTGCTGCGGGCCACTAGCGAGCTGGACAAAAAATACAAGCTGCCCCAGGGGACGACTGCTTCCCTGGTGATGTTCGAGAGCAGCGGCAACACGGCGGCGCGGGGGCCGGATGTTGGCGGCGGCGATCGCGGCCACGGCCTGTTCCAGATCATGCGGCCGACAGCCCGTGAGCTTGGGGTTGATCACAATTCGATCCTGAAGATGGGTGCAGTCGATCAAATGCGGCTGCTCGACAAGTATTGGAAAAACCGTGGCTTCAGGCCGGGGATGACCCCTGAGCAGGCATACGCCACGGTGCTGGCCGGGAACCCCTGGGGCAAGAGCGCAGACCTGAATGGCACTACACCAGGCAGCGGCGCCAATGTGCAACGCGGGTGGCGGCCGGCGGCGGCGCGGGCGATCCAAGCAGCGGAGAAGAACTTCGCAGGCAGGGCGCAGCAAGCCGCTAACCCGACCGGTCCCGGTGGGCTCTTCGCGAACCCCGCCGCAGCGGGCAACCTGACCGGCGCGGGCGGGATCTTCAATAACACTGCCGCATCGAGCCCGCTCAACGCCATGGGCTTGAGGGTGGGCAGCGTTGTTGGCCCGCAGCAGGGGCCAAATCGCGTACCGGGGCGGCCTATCGGCCAGAAGGCAATCGAGAGGGGCCTGCCGGTGGTGTGGGATGGCAACGACTACGTTCCCGACCCGAGCGCTCAGAAGCCGGCTACAGCAGCAGCGGCAGCGGGTCCCGCGGCCCCGGCCGCAGTGGCGAGCGGCGCCAGTGCGCCCACCGTGGTGGCGGCCAACAACATCGTGCCCACCGGGAGCATCCCAACCACCAGCCCCGCGCTCGAGAAGGAGACCGATCGGCTGAAGGAGATCGAAGCTTCTGCGGAGCTGGCCCTGAAGAAACAGCAGGAGCTGGAGCTGACAAGCCGGATCAGGGACGCTGCGAACGGAATCGTCCTAGAGCAGGACTCTCAGCTGAAATCAGCGAAGGAGAAAAACGAGATCGACCTGAGGACCCTGGAGCTGATGCGCTCTGGTGTCACGCCTGAGCTGGCGGCGCAGCAGGCCGCGAACGAAAAGCTGATCGAGAACTCGGCCAAAGGGCTCGAGATTCAAAAAGTGCAAGTGAAGAACGCACTGGACGAAAAGGGCATCACCGAGGAGACCAGGGCTGAACGCCAGAAGCTGCTCGACCAGATCAACGAGCAGATCGCCCAACAGCCCGAGCTGCTCGAGGGGCTGAACGAAGAGGCCAGGCTGACGCAGCAGATCACCAACAGCAGGAAGATCGCCGACAAGGTGGCGCAGATGCGCCAGGAGCTTGGCGACACGCAGGGCATGATCGTGAGCCTGGCGGGCACCGTCGAGAGCGAGCTGGGCAGCGCCATGAGCAGCGCGATCTCAGGCGTGATCGACGGGACGCAGACCGTTGAGCAGGCGTTCGGGCAGATGTTCAAAAACATCGGCAAGGCGTTCATCGACATGGCGACCCAGATGATCGCCAAGTGGATGGTGATGAAGGTCCTGGGGATGCTCGGCGGTGGCGCCTCCGGTGGAGTCGGCGGCGTCTTTGGCAGTAGCGGCCTGGGCCTGGGCGATGCAGCCATGTTCTCCCCCATGCCGGCATTTGCAGAGGGTGGTTTCGTCACCGGCCCCACCACCGCACTCGTGGGTGAGGGCGGTGAGCCCGAATACATCATCCCTGCCAGCAAGATGGGCGCCGCAATGCAGCGCTACAACGCGGGCAGCCGTGGCGGCGGCGTAATCCCCGGCAGCGGTGAATCTGGCAGCGGCAGCGAGACTGGTAGCAGCAGCTCGATTGACGTGAGCTACCGGGTCACCGAGGTCAACAGCGTCCGCTATGTGGATGAAGCCACCTTCCAGGCCGGTATGCGCCAGGCTGCTGAACAGGGTGCTGCTGCAGGCCACCGCAAGGTGTTCGGTGATCTTCGCAACAGCAGGTCGCAGCGGCAGCGAGTTGGCTTAGGCCGATGATTGTTGCCCTCACGGTCTTTCTCTGCATCACCGACCCCACTGGCCTCAACCAGGGGCGGTACCAGAACGGCAAGGTCGGCCAGGTGATCCGCCTGGAGGACGCCGACTACACCTTCCTGCCCTTCCTGTATGCCGGTGCCACGAAGAATCGCACCGGCGACAACCTGGAAGCCAGCCTGGTGTTGGCCAGTAACAAGCTGGCGATGAACATCACCACGCAGGCGGTGCTGGGCAAGTGGAACGTCGAGGTAATCAGCTGCTCAATGCACCCCGAGACGTGGGAGGTGGGGCGGGTGCTGAGCCGTGAGTATTGGGTGGCAGCAGCACAGTCCTACGACCCGGTGCAGGTGGACGTGATGCTGAGCAGTGGAATCGACGCGGTTGGCGCCTCAGCCCCCACCAGGGCGCTCACCAGCAAGTTGGTTGGGAGCCTGCCTGCCAGCGGTTACATCTCGAACCTCTGATGGAGCCCCACCAGTTGATCGGGTTGCCATTTCGTTATGGCGCCGATCCAGCCCTGCACCAGGCCACCGATTGCATCGGCTTGGCGCGGACTGTTTTGGCTCACCATGGCGTCTGGTTCCCCGTTGGAAAACGAAGCTGGTATGTGCGATTGGCTAGGGAAGACTGGAGCGTGTTCCCTGAACAGTTGGCGCTCTGGGGCGACAAGGTAACGGCGCCTAGAGTGGGTGCCGTGGGTTTATGTGAGGCACCCGCCAATGGTTTCGGCCTTGCTGTCTGGTGGTCGCAGGGATGGCTGAGCTACGGAACGGATGCGACGGTGCGCTGGTCCCCGATAGACGCTCTACCGGTCATCGCGGTCTATTGCCGTTCGAGGTAGAGCTGTGCCAGACACTCGGCATTGAAGCTGAGGAGTATTTCTATTTCCAGCAGCTGAGCGATGCCTACAACGGCAAGCGGGCCGCGGAGTATGACCTGGCGGGAGTGCCGGATGTCAGCAACGGCCCGGTTGTCCCAATCCTCATCAACCTGGCCATTGGCATTGCCCTCTCGGCTATCAGCGCCCTGCTGGCGCCGAAGCCCAGCAACAAGACGCCACCACAGCTCAAAACTGCCGATAAAAACGGGGCCAAGCGCTACCTGCAGAGCGAGGGGTTCAGCAGCGTTCAAGATGTCGCGGCGCTGGGATCCACCATCCCGCTGGTCTTCGCCAACCGTCGCAACGAGATCGGCGGCGTTCGCGTCAACGCCATGTTGCTGTGGTCGCAGCTGCTGAGTCGTGGCACTGGGCAGCAGCTCAAGGCGGCAATGCTGCTGAGCCTGGGGCGACTGGCGGAACGGCCCGACTTTGAGGGTTACGCCATTGGCGACCAGACCCTGAAGAACTACACCAACAGCAAGCTGGGCCTGTACTACCGGCCCTATGGCGGGCGGCTTCTGGAGTCCGACCGCTACCCGCAGGGCACCATCGAATCCGACCCAAGCCCGAACGACATCCTCACCGTCTACAGCAACGCGGCTGGCGGATGGCAGCCATGGTTCAGCGGCACCCGCACCCCCTCGACCCAGACGCAGTTCGGCGTCTACAACCCACTGCCAAACGGCAATGCCTACAAGGTGGCCTACGAGCTGGTGATGACCGGCAAAGACGCCGAGAGCAAACAGAAAGAAGCTGACCGGCAGAAGCGAGAGAAGATCGCCGCGAAGTTTGAAATGCAAGCCAGCTTCGATCAGACCGACAGCGAGCAACTATCAGCCGGCCAGCTCTGCCGGTACAAGATCGGAGGTGGAAAGGAGGACAAGGACAGGTTCAAGCCCTGGGGGCTGGACGACGTAAACGGAGCGACCGAGGAAATCCGCGCTGCTGCCGATGAACAGCTGCAGGTTGGCGACACCTACTTGGCCGGTGACGCCATGGTGGTGTGCATCGCTCGGCAGTACGACGAGCCCTGGGATCTCGGGAAAAGCAAGCACTACACCTTCCGGTGTATCGAGCCTGGGCGGATGGAGCGCCGGGACACCGATAGCAAGGGCAACGAGCCCTATGGCTTCATTCTGCAGCGCCTGGCCGTGGCCACCATCGCCAACAGCCGTGACTGCGACATCACTGAGCTGGGCATCAAGTCCACGGTCTGGCGGCAGATCTCAGGGTTCCCGAATGTCAACAGCGAACCCAGCGACGAAACCATCGACGACTACGAGGATGACAACGGTTCCATCACCCTGGGCAATCTCAACCGCTACAACCGCCGGCTGAGCTTCTTTCGTCTTGAGTGGCGAAGGCTGGGCACTGGCGGCAACTGGGCGGATCTGACCGATGGCCGCCTCTTCTGCGTTGAGGGGCGCACCCCCACCGCTCAGTACAACTTCATCCGAATCGAACACGCCAGGGGGCAGTACGAGTTCAGGCTGCTGCCGGTGCCAGGTGCCAGGGTGATCCGGTCCTGGCGAGAGCAGGTGGTGTACCAGCTCGGGTCCATGGGTGTGCTGCAGTTTCAGCAGGCGGGTCTGTCAGTGTCGTTCTCTGGCCGTCGTCGCACTCTCGACCCCGACAAGCTCACCAACCCCGATTGGTATGTGAAAGGGAAGGGCGGGCAGTGGATCACGCGCACCGTCTACAAATGGACGCTTACGGAAACCCGTTACCAGTACAGCAGCGACTGCAGCTTTGATTACACCAGCGGACTCGGCAAACGGCAGGTGTATGCCTCCTTTGGAGGGGCGCAGGTCGTACTGGGTAAAGAGTTCATCCGCAAGCCTGTCACTAACTTTCTAGAGCCGCGCAAGTACAAGTTTGAGCGGGGTGCCGTCCGTGAGACGCGGAAAGTGAGCGTTATGCAGGGCAGCACTTACATCCCCTCACAGCGGGCCACTGTCTACGAGGTGCAGCGATGGGACTATGGCCCCGTTGAGGTTCGGACCTTTGTTGATAACGAGTGCCTAAACCTCTACGACGTGGTTTCAGACTTCAGGAAGTATGACGCTGAAAATGCCAGCCACTTCGACGGACCTGAGCATGAGGTGGTCTATGTCAATGAACAGGTCAAGCACGACGCGGTTCAGTACGACGAGTTGAGCTACGTCGGTCTGCGGCTCAACTCAACGAAGGAGTGGTCGAGCTTCCAACAGCTCAGTGCTTATATCAAGCGCGGCGTGGTGATCGAACGGCTGATCGACGACAGCGGCAACCCGGTTGCCGAGGGGGCGCTGAGCGGTGCCAGCAGCAACCTCGCCGAGATTGCCTACGCCATGTTGGTGGACAAACGCATCGGCGCGGGTGCTTCGGTGGGACGGCAGGCTGTGAGCCGTGAGCGGATGCAGCTCGCTGCCCAGTGGTGCCACGCCAATCAGTTCACTTGGGATGGCGTCATCGGCGAGCCGCTGAACCTGCGGCAGTGGATCTACGAGCAGGCCGGCTACTGCCTGTTGGACTTCACCATCTTGGGCGGACAGTTCAGCCTGGTGCCGAGCTTCCCGTATGACAGCAGCTACCGGATCGCCCGGTACGCCCCGCCAAAGATCAGCGCCCTGTTCACTGACGGCAACATCCGCGATTTGAAGGTGGCATGGCTCAGCCCTGAGGAACGGCAGCTGTTCAAGGCGGTGGTGAAGTGGCGGCAGGAATCAGACAACGGGTTCAGTCGCACCCGCGCCTTGACGATCCGGCTCAGCAATGCGCAGGGTGGCCGCGACCTGGACCCCGAGGAAGACTTTGACCTGTCGGAGTTCTGCACCAGTGCGGCGCAGGCCAGGACATTCGCCCGCACCGCATTGAAGCTGCGGCAGAAAGTCACGCATGGCCTCACCTTTGAAACCACCCCCCAGGCAGCAATGGGCCTGGAGCCCGGTGCCTACTTCCGCCTGGTGTCGGAGGTGACGCACACCAGCCGATTTCAGAACGGCTCCATCGGCCCTGAAGGCCGAGTCAACTCGGCTGAGCCACTGGGCGATGGCCAGCACAAGATCCTCTACTGGCACCCTGGCACTGAGGGGGTAAGAGAAGCCACGGTTGAGGTGAGCGGTGGAGTGGTCGCTGACGCAGCCTTCTGGGGGGCCGTTTTCACGCTCGCCAACACCACCACGGCGAGCCGGGTGTATAAGGTCGAAACACTGGCGATGGGGCAGGAGGGATTCGTCACCGTTTCTGGGTCCCATCAGCCGCTGACTGATGCGGCGAGCTTGGCGGTCCTAGATTGGGATGACAGCCACTTTGTTGAGGAGGGTGCCTAAATGCCGGCGATTGCCTTCCCTGACATCAGGCCAACCGGCCGCAAATACAGCCCCGGCAGCTACCCAAAAAACGAGTTCCAAGCACTGAACGGAGCGACCACGATCCTCCGCTACGGCAATCGGCGCAGTCAGTCGGAGCTGAGCCTGGAGTTCGCCAACATCAGTGACGATCGCACCGCCGAGATCCTGCAGAGCTACGAGGATCAAAACGCCGGAGATAACTGGGTAACGTTCACCGCAGACAATGGCCTGGCTGGAGCGGGCAGCGAGTTGGCGATCTACCTGGGGGAAACCGTCAGTGGGCTGCGTTGGCGTTATGCCGAGCCGCCTTCTGTTGATTCCGTGGCGCCTGGTCGCAGCACCATTAGCGTCAAGCTCATTGGGTATCTCGACGGCTAATGCACTACTCCGGCAAGGATGGGACGGTGCTTCTGGACGGTGTTCAGCTGGCGAAGGTCAGTGGCTGGTCCTTCAGTGCCCAGGTGGAGGCCCTGGAGACCACCAGCCTCTCTGATGCTGCCCGTGATTACACGGCGGGCCTGAAGAGTGCCAGCGGCAGCATGTCGGTGTACTACTACGCGGATGCGCCCGTTTCCCTGCTGAGCAAGGTGGTGAAGATCGGCGCGGCAACCGACGCAGACAAGGTGACGATCACCCTCGGCTGGGGTGAGAAGGCCGTGAGCTTTGAGGCGCTGCTGACTTCCGGTGAGCTGAGCTGCCAGGTGGGTGAGGTGATGCAGGCGCAGGTGAGCTTCAACGTCTGCGGTGATCTCAAAGGGGTGCAACTGTGAGTGTGATCCTCGGCCATATGGGCCAGATCGAGCTGCGGCGCAGCACCGCAGGCCGGAGCTACACCAGCGAGATTTGCCCTTCTGACGTGAACCTGGACCGTAATCGGTTCTCGTTTGAGTTCACGCCTGGGATGCTCCTGACTGGCGATCAGGTGGAGTTCAAGGCGCTGGATCGCGGGCCGTTGGACTTCGTTGAGGCCAGCGGCTGGTTTGTGCCTGGCACCTACCCCGATGGCATCTGGTTCGTTGCTGTCGATCAGGTGGGCGGGGTGACGCTGTACCGGACCTTTGATGAAGCGGTGAGCGGCGAGGCCAGTGGCCGGGTGATGCTGCAGCGCCCCTCCCGCAAGATCCCGATTGCGGTGAAGGTGCGGAACAACATCGAACGGATCGTGGGCCAGGTGACGGACTTCACCTTGAACACCAGTCGTGAAGCGGTTGACGTGACTGAGCTGGGCGATGAGTTCCGACAGCAGCACAGCGCCCTGATCAGCGGCAGCGGCCAGCTCAACTGTTTCTTTGACTACGAGCGCCGGCTGTGCGATGAACTGAGCAATGTGGTGAGCGGTGGCATCGAAATGCCGATCTACCTGCACCAGCTGTTGCTGCGCACGGAAATGGGCAGCGAGTTCCGGGCCAAGCTCACCCTGGCGGGCCGGGAGCCGAAACCGGGCGGCTATGCGGCAGACCTGGACGATGAGGTGTACTACGACTTCAACGCCCTGGTGACGAATGTGGCGATTGCGTTTGAAGCGACTCAGCCAGTGCGGACCACCGTGGACTTCGTGACGACAGGCGAGATCAAGCTGCGCACTCGCATGATCAGCAGTTACATCGTCCAGGAGCAGGACGGCATTAGCCGGCTGCAGGTGGAAGAGAACCTCGGCAATGGCTTCCTTGAGCTGGAGGAAGCGCAGCAGGAGTGAGCCTGCACTGGCGTTGAACCTAGACTGACCCATAGCACCTAGGCGTAACGGGTAGATGGCGGACCTGAGGATTAGTGCTCTCCCTCCGCTTGCCGAGGAAGACCTACAGGGACTGGACCTGCTAGTGCTGGCGGACCTCAGCGCCAGCGAAAACAAAAAGCTGGACGCCAAGAGCTTCCTGGAAGCTGGGCTGCAGTTCGTCGATGACGGCACCATCCAAGGCGCCAAGCTGGTCCCCGATAGCGTCACATCAAATGAGATCGCCCCCGAGGCCATCACTGCCAGTGAGCTGGCAGATGGCGCCGTAGATACTGCCTCCATCCAAGACCTGGCGATCACAAACAGCAAGGTCGCCCCTGGTGTTGATGGCGCCAAGCTCACCGATGACACGGTGACAGCGGCCAAGCTCAGCCCCGCCTCCTTTGATCGCGGGCTCGACAAGACCACCGGCGCCATCGGCCACACCAATGCACTCCCGGCGGGCAGCCGCAGTGGCATCACCTTCGACAGCCAGGGCCACGTCACTGAGCACCGGGCGCTGATCGGCAGTGATCTCCCGCCGGCCAAACAGGCGGAACTCGGTGGTGTTCAAGTCCCCGCAACCAGCGGACTCATCGTTGGTATCAGCGGTTCGCTGAACCATGCCAACAACATCACCGCCGGCATCCGTAGCGGCATCACCTACGACGCGAACGGCCACATTGTCTCCACGGCACCGATTGCCGCAGCGGACCTGCCTGCCGCCACGACAGCCAATCTCGGCGGTGTGCGGGTGCCCAACCTCCCGCTGACGGTGGTGAACGGCGACCTGGGCCACGCCGATAGCGGTGTGACAGCAGGCAGCTACACGCGGGTTCAGGTTGATCAGACCGGCCATGTAATCCAGGGCAGCGAGCTGTTACCGGCTGACATCCCCGGTCTGGACGCCAGCGCGATCATCAGCGGACAATTCGGCTCAGAGCGGCTTGCGCTCAACAGCGTCACGGCTGAGCAGCTGGCGGACTATGGCATTGCGCAAGTCAGCCAGACACGACCTAAACCACAGTTCGCGGGCCAGTGGTGGTGTAACCCCGTAGACCGCTCGGCGTTTATATGGATCGGCACGGTAGACGGTCCCGACTCCACCCAAAACGGCTATTGGATGAACTTGGGCTACGGCTCAGCGGTGGAACAAAACGCCCGTTTCGGTGGCACCTACGACGCTGCCAACAACATCGTCGAGAGCATCAGCACCTACGGCAACATGGCCGGGGTGATCACCGGCAACGCAGTGCCAGTGCCGGCTCAGGCGAACGCTGGCCTGTACCTGATCGTGACGCAGGCCGGAACAGGGACCACGCCTGCCCCGGTCGAACCGCTGGCGATTGGCGACTGGATCTTCTCTCTCGGCACCGGCACCAACTGGATCAAGGTTGGCGTGATCAGCGGGCAGGGGGGCGTAGTCCGAGATGACGACGTTCTAGTGGAGGGCGACAGCTTCCTGCCGGCGATGCCCAACGTGGCAACGCAGTTGGGCGCAAACACACTGCTGTGGCAGTACGCGCAACCCGCCAGCGGCGTTTCACGAGGCACCGTGATGCCCAGTCCCGAGGTGCTGGTAGATGCGGACGGACTGATGACTGTGGGCAGCCTGGACGAAGG